AGAAACTGGAAAGTCTTTACACCATCACCTACCCGTTAACAGACGCAACACCAGAAGCGGTGCAGCACCAGGCAATTCATGAGGGTGGTTTTTTCAACCTGATAAGTGATGAGGCAAGCGTTTTAAATACCTGTCTTGGCCTTTCGTATGGCAAGGATGGAGGGAAGTCTAACGCCGAGGTCATCCTGAAAGGCTGGGATGGCGGGTTTGTTGGATCAGCTCGCGTTGGTCGCGGTGTTTCATCTGGCTATGTGCTTGGTAACATCAGCGTCATTGCACAGGATGAAAGTATTGATGCCATTCTTTCCGCTGGAGACAGGGGTAATGGATTGTCAGAGCGATTCCTGATGCTTCGTGAGCAGTCAATGCTGGGTTATCGTGAGCATTGGGATGTGGAAAATGATTGCCCGGTAAGCAAGCCAATGCCTAAAGAACTAAAGGCGGAATATGCCAGATTTGTGCATAACCTTGTGGCTTCTGAGAAGGTTGTTTTCTCCCTCGCTAAAGAATCGCAGCGTATGATTGGGCTCTTACGAAACCAGTGGGAAAAGAATTTCCTGCCAGGTGGTAAATGGGATCACGTTTTGCTTCGTGGCGCCATGGGTAAGGCTGACAAACAGATAATCAGGCTTTCGGCGATATTCCATGCCGCTGAAAACTGGTGCGATGGAGGTCGTCGCTCAAAAATTATTGGTGAGGAGCATATAAGCCGCGCCATAAGCGTTTATGATGCACTAACAAAAACTTTTACCGATGCCGTTGAGTCAAATGGATATGCTGGCGAGAAATCTGAAATTGACGTTGTAGCTGAAAAATTGAGAACAGCCGCGCAGAAAGGAAAGACAAATGTCACGGTGAAATGGCTGTATGATTCACTAAAAAACATTAGACCATTCAAAGGCATACCGCATATTTATGACAGACTCAAGTCAAACGTTTTGCCGTCTCTTGAAGAAGATGGATATTGCGTATTCCTTAATAACACTGTTTACCTGAATCCGAGGCTTAAATGATGAAGATAAAGGTTACTTAGTAAGGTCAGAAGGAGCATATCATTTTAGGCCTTATGGTTGGAGTGTTTGGTTTTTCTGGAGTAAATTGCACGGCTGCTGGTTAATATCAAACTATCACGTTATTGATAGTTACTGGCATCGTCATCTTTATGGAAGTGTGGATATAAGGAAATTGATGATACGATAACAAAAACCCTCCATCAGGAGGGTTTATTTTTTAGTGCTTCAAATAGCTCTTCTGGTTTATACAGCCTTTTTTTGATAGCGCCGCTGTAACGGATATCCTGACCATCATCAGTAATCAGTATCGGAAGACCCGCATTCTCGGCGGCGCATACCTCATCGAAATTATTATTAATGATGCAACGCAGTTTAGCGCGCTGTTCATCGCTAACATTGCGCACAACTTCCCACATATTTTCCGGAGACCAGCAGCACCACACATGAGCACCGGTAAGCCGGTGTGCTCGCCAGGCATCGAAGTAATCCGCAACAAGGTATGTCCATTCTGTCTTATCGCCGATGGGTGTCACCGCGCCGCGCGTAAGTCTTCCACGAGCGTATTCATGGCTAAAACCCGCTCGAAATGACACGGTTTCATCGTCAGCAATGAATGCCACATTGCATGGCGTCATGGTTCCAGCCATATAGAGCGGTATCGCCACCAGTTCACCAGTTTTACCGGTTATAGTGTCGCCTCCTGCTTTTTCCATGATGGCCGCCACTTCTGCCTCTGTCAGGTAGTCAGAAGCATGGTTGACCTTCGGAAGTTGCTTTCTAATTGCCTCAAGTTTTTCGCGTGGGTGCATGTTAAGAAATCCGGCCAGTGCCTCCATTGACTCTGGAAACGTCATTCCTGACAGCTTCATTAACCATGTGATTCCGCTGCCGTTTCCGCACTGGTTGCAGATGGCGCCTCCGTCGCCTTTGTAGTCAAGATGGTCATCAAATCTGAACCGGTCATTGCCGCCACAGCTTGGGCATGGCTGATGCTTGCCATTGAAAATTCTCATGTCGACATTAACTATCGACATGATTGCAGCCTGCCAGTTTCCCACCATTAAAGGCTCTATATCCTTCCAGTCGTATCGCATAATTTCTTCCAGTTGACTATGATGTAGATTCATTGTAATTTACTCACATGAAACGCGCAAGCGTTCTTGACATGAAACGCAACTGAGTTTAATATTGAGGTTAACAAATGGCTATCACATTGAAGAAGTGCAAACACTGCGGGAGAGAATTTCATGGAACATCAAGAGCTGAGTTCTGCTGCTCGGGATGCAGACTTAAAAACTTCAGGGAAGAAAGAAAAGCTAAAGGTTTCACAGGAAGGTCTGATGGAGGTTCTTGATTACAGTCCTGACACCGGGGTGTTTACCTGGATTAATGGCAACTTAAGAAATGTCAAGCCAGGAGATATTGCTGGATATAAAAATTCACGTGGGTACATAAAAATAAGGGTTTGGTCAAGGCTGTTTTTCGCGCATAGATTGGCGTGGATTTATGTTTATGGAGAAGATATCGATGGGCATGAAATAGACCATATAAATGGTGATAAGTCAGACAATAGAATTTGCAACCTTAGAATTTCCAGTCATCAACAAAACATGTTCAACATGAAAAAGAAATCAACAAATAAATCTGGTGTAAAAGGCGTGCATTTCGACAAAAGATGCAATAAATGGAGAGCCCAGACATCAATAAACAAAAAGAGGGTTCATATTGGATTGTTTAATACCATAGAATCGGCAGAAAATGCTATTCGTGAATTCATGGTAGCCAACCATAAAGAGTTTATTAATTTAGGGTGAATTATGCACAAGATAGATAAAATGATTGCAGAACTTGATATAGATAAACTGAAGCAATCAATAAAACCAGGACTTATCGAGCCATATGATTATCAGTGGCTGGTATACGCAAAGTGCGCAGAGGTTATTCGTAATTTTGGCAAAGACCCCAAGCCTAGCTACGTAACAGCGTCAGTTTCATCAGGTAAGACGGTAATGATTTCCATGCTGTGCAGTCGATTCCAGGATATGGGGTGGGAAGGTCTGGTAATAGCTAGACAGTCTGAGATTATCGACCAGGATGCAAGTGAGCTTTGGAATTTTGGAGTTAAGAACTCACTTTATAGTGCATCGCTAGGCAGAAAGAGCACTGCTTACCCAATAATCTGCGCCACAGAGGGAACAATTATAAATGCTCTTTTTGACAAGAAAGATGAATCTGGTGAGGTTATTAAAAAATCAGACCTTTCAGATTACACGCCTAGGTTCTGCCTGTGCGATGAGGGACACCAGGTTCCGTGGCAGGACGTCGTAAGTGACAACCCAACAACTCAGTATGGAGTAATACTTACTGAGCTTAACAGGCGCTGCAAAGCAAAGTATGGACACGACATGATCACCATCGCTTTCACCGGAAGCCCCTTCCGTGGCACTGAGTCAATGAAGGGTGCCTACTGGAAGCATGAAATAATAAACATTGACACAAAGTACATGGTAGATCGCGGATTCGTTGTGCCAACAATCTTTGGTCTTCATGATGTAGATGATTTACAGTATGACCTTTCTGATTTTCACGGCTCAGATGTTGACGGAACTCAAGACTTTACCGCTGAGCAACTCAAGCAGATGCAGAAAGAAATATTAGAACAGGGTACTCTCACGCAAAAAATAATGATGAAGGTCATGGAGCTTACGAAAGACCGCAATGGGGTATTGATTACATGTGCAGGCAAAAAGCACTGTTTAGAAGCTGCAAAATATTTACCAGAGGGGAGTTATGCGATAGTAACTGAAGATATGGGCATGAAAGCTCGCCGGAAGGCTCTAAAAGATGCCTATACCGGAAAAATAAAATACACATTCCAAATTGCGGCGTTAACAACAGGTGTAAACATACCTTTGTGGGATGTAAGTGTGATATTGCGAAAAATAATGTCACTTACCCTTCTCGTCCAGCTTCTTGGTCGCGGGATGCGCTTGCTGAAGAAAGAGCAAATTGATGCCGGGTATCATAAAGAAGACCATCTGGTTCTGGATTTCTCAGGCACGATGTTTGAGCTTGGTCAGCTGTATGAAGACCCAATTCTGGAAGAAGCCGAAGCGCAACGCTCAAAACGCAGCGGTGAACAGGTTCCGTGTCCTAAGTGCGGAACAATGAACAGCCCATATGCACGGCGCTGCATCGGTAAGGATGCAACATCGCCAGATGGTCGTTGCGAAGAGTTTTTCAGCTTCATCCGCTGTGGTTTCGACAAGCACGGCATCCGCATTTTTGATGATGGTTGCGGCACAAAAAACGACCCGACAGCTCGTTATTGCCGTCAATGCGATCACGTTTTGCGCGACCCTAATGCGGCGCTTAATGAGCGAGCATATACAGATAACGAGTGGGCTGATGTTATGGATTTCAAAGTTCAGTTAACGAAGGACGGAGAAGGTATTTTGTATCGCTACTGGATTAACCGTTGTGATGGCAAAGAAGGCTGGGCTAATGAGGTTTTCTATCCATACGGCGGCGCTACTCACATGAAAAACATGTTCAAGGCAAAGGCTGTCTTTCCTCACCTTGATGATAAGTCAATGGCGGGGAAAATCCTGAAATGCCAGAACGCCAAGCAATTCATGATGTATGCGGGATTGATTAAAGCGCCAAAACGCATCACGCATCGCATTAATGATAAAGGTCGCGACATAATCCACAGAAAAGATTTTGCAGGAGAACAAAGTGAAACAGCTTGATAGCGGTATATGGGTATTTGATAGCGGTTATCGCGGAGAATGCCCGAAAGAGGAGACTGACCAGATGGGTTACGGCACATGGATGCAAAGCAGATTCCCTGACGTGCTCTGGTTTCATGTACCCAACGAAACTGGCACATCAAGCAGGGTGCAGTTTGTGCTGAAGCGCCAGAAGATGGGTGTTAAGACTGGGATAGGCGACAATGTGATAATGACGCCGGGAGTGAATCACAGTTGCGGGATGATTGAAGCAAAGCGTCGCGATAAAAGCAAAAGCAGAGTGAGCAAGGAGCAGTCAGCAGTGCTAGCAGAGATGTGCAGGCTTGGTCATTACGCCGCCATCGCTTACGGTCTTGATGAACTAAAAAAAGCCACTCTTTTCTATTTTGGAGTTGACAAATAAATCATACCACCTTACAATCCAATCATACCAAAGAGGTGCGGCATGAATAAAGAATATGTAGATGAATGGCTCATTGTTAATGCTGATGAGGGCACTGTTTTTTGGCGGAAGAGTAGAGGGTTAGCGAAGGCAGGTAAGTCTGCAATACATAAACATGAAATCACTTCCAGAGGAGGAGCGAAATACAAAGCTATATCATTCGGAAGGAGGCAGTGGTTATTGCATAGATTCATCTGGACGTATGTTCACGGTGAAATACCTGATGGAATGGTTATCGATCATATTGATGGAGACACAAGCAATAACTCAATAAAAAACTTAAGAATTGCCAGCAAGTCTGAGAGTTCATTTAACAAAGGTATGTTTAAAAATAACACATCTGGAGTAAAGGGTGTTTATTGGGATAAGAAAAATAAGAAGTGGATGGCGTACGGAAGAATAAATGGAAAGATGAAAAATCTTGGAAGGTATTCCTCAATTGAGGATGCTAAAAATGCCGCAGACACATTCAGGCGAGTTAATTTTAAGGAATTTTACAGGTGGTGAATAATGAGAGTTTATTTTAATAATGAGTTAAGCAATCATGAATACCACGCCGACACAGAGCATATTAATGGTTCTGGTTTGTGGAACATATATGACAGATGCCCAGCGGCTTGGCGGTACAAAGACGAAGAAGATGAGCAGTCAAAAGCTCTTATCTTCGGAACAGGAAGTCATACCGCGTTGCTTGAACCTGAGCGTTTCGATGCGCAGTATGCGCGAATGCCGGTTGTAGATGATTTTCCAAAAGACAAAGATGGTAAGCCCACGGTGCTGGTAACTACCGCCGACATGAACTCGTGGGCGAAAGAGCGAGGTATCAAAGGACTTTCAGGGAAGTCTAAAGCTGAGGTGATCAAAATCATTCAGGCTACTGGGGAGCCAGTGAAGATTTACGATGTCATCCGTGAAGAGGCAGAAAAAGCTGCTGCAGGAAAGCAGATGCTGGAAGGTAATGATTATGACGCAATTCAGCAAATGCGTGCTGTAATACACGCAAACAGCTATTACAGCAGCCTTCTTGCTGGCGCTTATGCTGAAGTGTCAATTCTTGGTGAACTCAACGGAGAAAAAGCAAAAGTTCGTTTTGACTGCCTGACAAAAGGTGGTGACATCATTGACTACAAGACAGCAGTAAGCGCTAAGCCTGATGAGTTTTTTCGTCATGCTGCGCGACTTGGCTACTTTATGAAAATGGCTATGCAACACGATATGTTTGTTGCGGCATACGGTCACGCGCCGCGTTCGGTAAACCTTTTAGTTCAGGAAAAGAAAGCTCCGTATATAGCTGTTCTCATTCGACTAACAGAAGAACAATTGCATATTGGCAGAATTCAGTTAAATGGTGCTATGGCTATATATAAAGCGTGCAAGGAAAATAATTCATGGAGCGATTATTCCATGGGGACTCACGTTATTGAAATGCAAACCCCTGAGTGGTTCAAAAAGCAGTTCAATTTATAATTAGCGAGGTGATGAAAATGATTTTCTCGGAACAAAAAGCAAGTCTGATTAAGGCTCTGGTAGAGGCGCGCAAGGTAATGAGTAGCAGCGCTAAAAAGAATGCGCAAAACCCGCACCTTAAAAGCAATTATGCTAACCTTGAGTCATTCCTGAATGCCATCAGGCCAGCGCTTGAGGCTAACGGTCTTATCATCATCCAGAACGCCATTGAGAGCGATACGGTTGATGTTTTGAAGCTGGAAACAACAATCATGCATGAGTCTGGTGAATACATGTCTTCAGTCATGCCAATGCCAGTTGCCAAGAAAGACGCGCAGGGTTATGGCTCAGCAATGACGTATGCGCGCCGCTACTCTATTGCGTCTATGTTCGGTATTGCGCAGGCTGATGACGATGGCAATGCGGCGCGGAAGTCTCCTAAAGATGCAGCTGCACTCATTCGTTCAGCAGCAAACATGGATGAGCTTACTGCTATTTATGGTGAAGAATACAAATCATTCCGTGGTGATGACGCTGCCACTCGCGTAATCGTCGGCGCATACCAGGAAATGAAAGCAAAATTCATTGCTGGCGGCAGTGATTTCAACCCGGCCAAACTCCAGAAAGCAGATGCGCCTACGTCATCTGCAAACGAAGAGAAGCCATCAACATCTCAACAGAACATCGAAAACTTTTAAGGGTAAATTATGGCATCTCGAGGAATCAACAAAGTAATCATTTTGGGCACTCTCGGACAAGACCCGGAAGTTAAATATATGCCTTCTGGCGGCGCTGTGTGCAATCTTTCTCTGGCAACATCAGAACAGTGGAATGACAAGGCCACAGGTGAGGAGAAAGAGCAAACTGAATGGCATCGCGTTGTTATCTTCGGAAAGCTGGCAGAGGTAGCTGGCGAATACCTGCGCAAAGGCTCTCAGGTGTATGTAGAAGGAAAATTACGTACTCGCAAATGGACAGATCAAAGCGGTGTTGAAAAATACACTACTGAAATCGTCTTGCAGCCTATGAACGGCGTTATGCAAATGATTGGTGGTAAATCAAGTGATAATGGAAACCAACAGTCACAGCAGCGGCAAAAGTCAGGAAGTAATCAGCAATCAGGATTGGGTAAACCTCAGCAACCATCAAACACGTCAAAACCACCGTCAAACGAACCGCCGATGGATTTTGATGATGATATCCCATTCTGAGTGATTTAAATAAATATAACGTGCATCAAATGAGATGCACGTTACTACCAGTATGATAATTAAGATTTTTTTAATAGCGATAGTGCTTTTTCAACTATCGCTATTTGATCTTTATTTATGATGTTACTTTCTTTTTTTGCAAGAAATTGATCTTGCAAATCTAAGATTTCACTATCTAAAGAATCATCACATTCTATAGATCCACTTTTTATTATTTCATCGCGTTGTTTCAACTGATCTTCAGTTATGTCTGTGCCTGAAAGATTAGCGTAATAATCAATAATGCCAAAGAAGAGATCTTGTGCTTTTCTTGATTCCGAACCGGTCATTAGTTATACCCCGCTACTCTGATTTCTTTCATGTAGTTATTGTTGACATTATTTGTCATTTTAAACAGCACATACCAGCTATAGGATAAACCATGTGTAGCATCATCCATATAAACCAAACCTGGTACATTGCTACCCATTTGCGTTACTACCGTTGTGTCTTCTACACCCGCTGTTGCAACCTTGCTGTTTGAAAAAGCAACATATGGTGTTTCACCAATGTTACCATCGAAAGCGACCATTTGTATCAAACTTGCCTCTACTGTAGATCCAGCAACAGAAGCATCTTGATCTACGGCAGTGTTAAATCTAATAAAAGCGCGAATATCATCAATTGCATTGATATCGTCAGGAACTCGCCACATAAAGTAAAGATTTACTCCTGATTTTGTTGCGACAAGTTTATTATAATTCCATGAAAAAGTGTCTACTTTATCGTTCAACAAAATTTCGGATGGCCGAATATAAAAATATTTTCGCGACCATCCTTTTACCGTATTATTTGTTAAAAACCATGACTGTAAGTTAGTCCCACCAAAACCAATTGATTTTGGTTTTTTATTTATGGTATTGCCTGATGCATTGTTGTTTGCAAATTGAACTTCATTCGTGTATGTACCTACTCCTTCAAATGATTCAATGTGTGCATATTTAGACCTGATTGCTATAATGTTAACGCCTTGACCACTAATATTCCTTAAAATATTAGGTTTTGCAGTGTCATTGTATGAATCGACGGTATAGTATGTACTAACTACGTTTTTACAATTCCTGATATCAATATTTTCTATTAAACAACCTTTAGAGTTATTTAATAAAACACCTTCAGATGATGAAGTTAACCCTAAATCTGGTATGTTTATATTTCTGATTACGCAGTTTTCAGTGTAGTTTGTTGCTGCACCAGACCCATTAATGCTATCAACTGTCATTGGTTTTAGAAGAACAGCTGTATCAAAGCCACAGTTTGTAGAGTTGGCTATAAAACCAATCGCATAGTAAGAACGAACAAGATCTGCGCTTTCTACTGTTGAGTTGAATGCATATACATCATCACAAGATGGTGATGATGCGGAGCTATCATTACCGAAATTGAATAGCTGTGTCCAACCACTTCCTTTAACATCGTAAAATCTGATGTGTTGCGCGTTTACTGTATTAAATGCATAACCACCCCAATATGTAGAATCTGTAAATTTTGTTTCCATACGCAAACCATACACAGTACATCTTTCACACTGTAAATATGATTGGTTATCCCTTAAATATGAACCTAAAGACAACTCAGGCATTGATGAATCAGATACAGATGCAGGGTAGGAGTTTGCAAGATATGCCGTTTTAGCTTTTTGATAGTTCCATTCCCTACTGCTACCAAACACAAAACCACCGCGTCCATACATTGATAAAGGGTTTATTTGCTTTAATGTAGCGCCGTAGCCAATTATAACAACGTTACTTGGTACGAACTGAATAAAGTCAATCCAGTATGTTCTACCAGGAGTAAAGAATACGACACCTCCGCCTTTCGATCTTAAACTTTCAAACATGTCAAACATCTTTCTAGAGTTTGCATGAGCTGATGCTTCTGAATTTGGCACCACTCCCCACGCCTCAGGAGAGGTATGATTGCCTAGCAGATGGTTTAAATTACCATTACCAGAAAGACCGACTAATGATAAACCAGGCAAAGTAGTTGAACTTAAATCCTGTCTTAATTTTGCATCACCAACGCTTACAAGATGGGTCACATCTACCGCCCAAGAGGTGTTATCAATCCCTGTAGTTGTATATGGAGGTGTTGTTGATGCGTTTAAGCGCCAGAATTCACCCTGATAACGAATTACCTGGTTAAGCGCCGTTATTGTATATGGCCCATTTTCATAATCTCCCAAAAACTGATAACCAGAATTTAAGAGGAATTGCTGAAAACGCGCTTCTTTATCCACCTGTGACGCAACAAATTCTGCCTCACGCTCATCTTGTGCTGTCTGAAACTGGTGATTCCTGCCGGTATTAGTCAGCCTCTGTGCGTCAAATCGGTCGGTGTAGTAATCAGAACTTCCGTTAACCTCTTCATCAATCTTACCGGCGTTAAACTTGAGGTCGCGCGGGTCTTCAGAAGGAATTGGCTTGTTAGTTGGGGTAGTAGCCATCGGCTGCAATCTCCATAATCATTAATTGCCCTATTGTATCATGCAACAGGGTTGGTGTAGGCGTACATGGCATCATTGTACTCAGTTACGGTAAGTGAGACTGTACCATCTGTGCCTGGAGTTTTCTGGCTGACTGTCCATAATGTTGAATCAAGCTCAACCTCTGTGGAGATGGCATATCTTGATTCTGACTGAACATTAACACCGTCAAAAATGTTTAACTCGAAATCAGATGGTAATGCGCACTCGAACGTGTTCAAACCGGTAATAGTGCAGGCCAGACGCTCTGATACATTCCCATTGTCGCCAGTGATGACCACAAACAGGCCGCTTCCTGCTGTGAGCTGTTCACTGGTGGTAAATACGTTTCCAGACCTTGATCGGATAACGCCAGTCTGCTGTACAGAATCATAAATGTCGACAACAGAAATCATATCGCCAACGTTCACCCACTCTCCATCGGCAAGCGCTTTTATCTCCATTCCACGACGAGAGTACATGAGGCGATTGCATTCAAGCATAGCCCTGTCTGTTGCCTGATACAGGTTTCGAACATATAGCATGTCGAATTTTTTCGGCTTAGTTGGCTCTCCAGGTTCGATACCAGATGCCCCAACTTTATAATAAACGTAAGCCTGCTTGTTTGTGTTTGGATCACGGTACTGAACGCTTACGCCATCATATGAGCCTGGCAAAGTCATGTCATAAGACATTTTATAGCCATCAGCCTGCGTGTTTCTGGTATTAAACACAGTTTCAGGGGTTGATTTTTGCTCATCTCTTGAGAAAGACAAGACGCCATCATCCCAAAATACAGTTACGCGAGCGGCATCACAGATGGTCTGGATTCGCTCACCAATGGACTTATCCTCATCGTCAAAGGTGTAATCAAAGTACCCAAGACGCTCATCAGGCAGCGCATCAGCTATTTCATATAATCTTCCCACGTCAATCGTGCTTTCAGGCTGACCAGCAGTAATAAGCCAGTTATGCAGCACTGAATCTGCAAAACTTCTTGATGGTGTTAACGTATAGTCTACTGTCCCGGTTGTTCTGTTATATCCGATAGTCCAGCGGGTGATCAGCGCATTATATTTGCGCTCAGTAACTGATGTGGGCTGAAGCGTGGCCTTCACCGTGACTTTAACAAGGGTGTCATCAGGATAAACTACATTCTCGCGGATGTTGATGGCGTGCGCCGCCTGCAACGTTACGCGGTTGCCAGAGTTTGAGTTGTTTGTCCTTTCAATGCTGATGGCATACTTAGCCAACCCATAAGCAGGAGTTAACTTATACGTGCGATAATAGGTTTTGGTTGTCTGATTGAATGGGTTGTCAATACTGTCTGCAAGCTGCTCCTCGGTTCCTGGAATGGCATCCCCATTATCATCAACCGCCCATACCTTGATCAGGTAATCTGCCGTGCCACTGGTAGGACCAAGCTCAGACTGAACATGAACCCATACCTGCGTTGATTCCACAGCTCCAACATATGGGCCAACAACAAGCGCCTCATTATCCACAATCTGGAAATAAGTGTTGTTGATGGTTGCGCCTGTCAGGTTGCCAAGATTTGCGCCAGTCAGGTTATTGAATGTGAAATTATAAAAATACTGAATATCAGGAATGACGCCTGTCTCAGTTTCCTCAGCTGAAATGATGTTGCCACTAAGCTGAATGTTTTCAGTAACTGGCCCTGATGTAGAGTTGTAGGTAATATTTATTGTTAATGATACGGAGTGAGGCAAAGATAGTCCCATAAAGTAATCGAAATCAGTGTTTTTTGGTATGACCATTAATAGCTGACCGCCAGCATAATTCCCACTGGTAACAGATGTTGTGGTTGCCGTCTCTATCGGGGTATCTTCTGACTCGTTTAGCCCTGGAACCTCCTGACCATCAAGTCCGTCGAACTGGTAAGGCTCAATGATTTGCCCTATCACATCACCTGGATTGTAGATGACATGAGTGGCGCCGGGTAAAGACCCGAGGTTTGTTTCTGCATATCTAACCGATGAAATGGTGTATTTCCCAAGGCCAAAATTCATGAACTCTGTGACGTACTTCAAATCGTCAATGTATTCAAAAAGAGATTCCTGAATCAGGTCAGGGAATGCCCTTATCTGACCGAAGTTGTCAGGTCTTGCCTCTCCATTTCGCGCAATATTGGTTTGCGATTTCAGGCTGTTATTGGGTGATTCAACCGTCGTGCCAGTGCTGGTTGATGGCGTTGATGCTTTTGGCAGCAGAAAAGAAAGAACCTTAGTTACAGGCTTGAGTATCGTGCTGATAAGGTCGCCAATGGCGCCGCGAGGCTGACAGTAAATGTTAACAATATCGTTTTGCTTTAACGATATCGACAATTCATCATCAGGGCCAAAAATGCGGCCATTCAGTGCAATCCTGATGTCAGATGGAAGACCGGAATTCTCCAGCCATCTCCACAGATTAGTGCCAGCAGGAACATTACCCGTCTCTTTTGGAACACCTGGCATCTTCTGAATGTGAATAACCGGCATAAGTCAGGAACCTTAATTTTGTTGATAATTTTTCGAGTGTTTTAAGGCGGTCTGTCTTGACTGCCGTTTTCTCTCGCGCATGCAGTATTTTATCACGACCCCACCACAGCGCGACATGTACCGGGTGACTCCCGCGATATGCAACCACCACATCGCCAATTTTTGGCCGGTCTGTGTCTTTCCAGAATGAAACTTCTCCATTGAAACAAGTGACAAAATCGCCGCCATTTGAATATGAATCATCATGATGGACATTAACATTCATGCAAAGACGATAGAACAGCACTACCAGACCCCAGCAGTCCACTGCATCAACATGACAACATCTGTCAACGTATGGCTTTCCAGTCATCAACCGCTCAAAATCGTCAAACGGTACGCAGTCCTGGGAATTCTGTGATGTCATAAAGTTTTGCCACGTTGCCATTGATTGGGTTTTTTATGGAGATGGAGACAGTTACATCAGACTGATCAAGCGTCACATCATTTACATAAAGCGTATATGGTTTTAATGGTGCGTCTTTGTCAGTCTCATCAAAGCGTTGGTATAGGGCGGTGATAGGCTCAATACGACCAGACCCTGACCATAACTTTAAATATTGCTTAAAGTCATTAGCCAGTCTCGCAAACTTTAGCGTGGCATTGATTAGCGGTGTGTTCGATTGCTGGCTCCTGGTTACATCCATGCGCACTGGCTGGTAAGTCTGGCCGCCAAGTACAATATCAGAAAACTCATTGCCAACTAGCCGGACGTAACCAAATGAAGAATGATAAAAGGTTACGGTGTCATACAGCTTCCAGTTTGGCCTTTTTGACTGGTATTCACGCAATGTTGGCATTATGGATACTCCGGCAAATCCCTGTTAACGACTTCATCAAGCCATGAATACCATCTCTCATCAAGCTCAACAAGCACATCATCAAATTCATCCATGGAGTTATTGAGAGTTTTACAGATGACATTTCCAGTCCATGTAACGATGCCGCCATTGATACTTGTCTGTACGGGGTAATCAGTAAAGTGCAAAGTCTGATTCTGTAATCCGCTGCCACCAAGATCGATATCCATCGTGAACCATTCATTGCACTTGTTGAGATAATTTGGGCTTCTCAACCACTGCATAAATGCCCGCTCCTGCCTGAGCGTGAAAACCCATGTCAAACTCCATGTTACTGCAACATCGGTCGTTAACTTTTGAAATATTGGCGCCCCAACTGCAGGCTGATCGCTGCGGAATGGGGTTTGAGTCGTCATGTTCTTGCTGGCACGTTGCGCAAGCGGTAGCCATGATGGATAAGCTATAGCCATTATTCTGTTGCCCTTCTGGTTGCAGTGGTGTTGCTGGTAATGGCCTGAGAAATAGGGCCGCCATTTTCTATGTCGGCAACGATAGTCTCAATTGTAACAGAGCCGTCACCATTATCTCTTGCTGTTGATGAGGCCGTTGCTCCGCTGCTGTTATTGGTTACATTATTATAAATAATGATACCACTGCCACCGCCGGTAAGGTCTTTGTTGCTTATAACCTTTCCATTGTCGCCGGGTATCATGTACTGATTGCCATTGCTGGCCTGGAAGATTTCAGGGAGGTTGTTCTCGCCGACCTGATACATTGAGCCAGCCTGCGCAGGGCCGCCATTCTTTAATGCCCCGGCAACAGACATTGCTTTAGCAACACCAATGGTGGAAACAATGCCAGCCTGTGCAGGTACTGCGTTAGCACCACCCGTGGCAAGTGATGTCATCGCTGCTGCTGGTGCCATGGCTGCTGCTATTCCTGCCGCCTGAGCAGCGGTTGCGGCAGATGCTGCTGCCATTCCTGCCTGTCCCATGATTACCGATTTAAGCCACTCCACGCCCATCTGAACGAAAGAGTTAATAACCGCATTTAACACATTGCTCCCTATTGACTGTAGAGCCTCGCTAACAGACATTGAGCCAGTCAGAACGCCAGTTAAGGCGTTGCTTGCGGTTTGCCCAAAAGCATCAAATGCAGCAGCGGCCGCTTGTGTGGCCGCGTTCTGCTGGCTCCACTCCTGCCACATGGCATCGAGGCGCTGCTTGCGGTATTGCTCCTCAATTGCTGCTCTGGCCTGCTCAACCTCCGCTATCTTTTTCGGGTAAGCCACCGCGTAAGCATTGAGCGCTGCTAAATCTTTTTGATAGTTTGTTTCAACGGCAAACATTGGGGATGTCTGCGATTTTAATGCAGCAAAGCCTTTTACAGCTTCTGCTCTTTTTTTCTCCGCCTCTGCCTGAGCCTTGAGCGCGTTGGCGTTATCCCATGCCTTAGCCGCATATTGCCCGGCAAGGTTAATTTGCTCCTGAGTGGCCCCCTTACCAAGTGATTGCTGAGCAGCCAGTATTGACTGTTCGCGGCTAAGCTCTCTTGTACTTTCAGCGGTAAGCAGTGACTTCTGGCGAAGCTGCTCAAGTTTATTGGCGATATTCTCCTGCTCTGTGGCTGCCTTGTTGGCCGCTGACTGAGAATCATTTTGCGCTTTTTCTCTTGCTTTCTCAGCCTCATTTAAATCATATATCTGCCCTGCAAGTTCAGCAGCCCTGGCTATCTGATTGGGGTTATCAGTTACCTTTTGGGCCTCCAGTCGTGCTTTTGTTACCGCCCTCTGTCTTTCATCCTGTATTTTTAAAAGCTGATTCTGCTCCTCAAGACTGAGAATCATCTTATCAGCTTCTTTTGTTGGGGCTGACACCTGCAAGGATTTGGGGTTGAAGTTTTGCCCGGCTTGGTTTGCTCTGTTTATCTCATCGGCAGTCAATCCAAATGCTCTTGCCACCGCCCCCTGCACTCTCTCAAGAGTCGAGCCTTTCTCAATCAGACCATCGTGCACCCCCATTGAGGTAAGCATGTTGTTTGTTAGGGTTCTGCTTGCTTCTGCTGCCGTGTCCTGAGTTCTTGCTAGTTTATCCTGAGCATCAGCTAAATCTCTTGATTTTTTATTTAATTCATTGAGCACCCTTTCCTGATCAGAAGCAAATTGCGACCCTTGACCAAGTGACTCAGCCACCTCTTGCGCGGCAGGAGTGAAGCTAAGATACCTCTCACGAAGTGCATCAACTTCACTTTGCAGATTTCTCACAGCATCCTTTTGCGCCGAAATTGAAATATTGGCGTCAGCTATCACCCCCCTGAGTTGGGTATTATTCATCGCCTTCATTGAGGCGTTTACTTTGTCCAGACTATCGGCAAAGCGGATTGCTTCTTCTCTGGCTTGCTGTGCTTTCTGCCAAAAGTAAAATATTGCCCCCGCTGCTAACATCGCCGCGCCTGCTGGCCCGCCTATCAATGAAAGAGCACCTCTGGCAAGGCCAATTCCTACCGATGCAGCGCTTGCCGCGGATGCTGCTCTCGCTGATGCCGTAGCCTGTGCGTTTTCAGCCTGAGCAAGGGATAGTGACGCGGCACTAGCTCTTGATTTTGCTGCAACCAGAGCATCAAGCGCCAGCATCTCGGCTGCACTGCCTTTTGCTACGTTATATTCAGCCTGAGCAAGCGCCAGAGATGATAGCGCCGCCTCTTTATCAGCTAAAGCCTTCCTCTGCGCGGAATTTGCAGCCACAAGTGCTGATTGTGCCTGCTGGTTCTCAGCTATTAATTGCTGTCTTGATGCTGCTATATCTGATATTTTCGCGGCAGTGGACATTGCCAGCGCGCCTACATATCGACTCCCCATGATTCCAGCAACAACAGTCAGCGCTGTGCCAAGCGCCTGAATATTTTCACTTGCCAGTATCACTGAATCGCTAAAGATTTTTACACCTGTTTTTACCGTTGCGTTTTCCCCAAAGAATCTTGCAACGTTATTTCCGGCTATCTCCAGAGACTGGCTGATGGTAGAAGTTGTTTTGGCGAACTCTCTCCCAATACTGTCTCCCTGCGACAGAAGGCCATTAACTATAACATCAGTTGTCAGTTTCCCTTGCGCAGCCATATTTCTAAGCTCACCGATGCCAACACCCAGAGAGTCGGCAAGAGCTATCATGAGCCGGTTTCCCTGCTCGTTTACTGAGTTAAACTCATCTCCTCGAAGGGCGCCAGATGCCATGCCTTGTGCAAGCTGTATAATTGCGTTGCTCGCCTCCTCAGCTGACGCGCCGGATACAACAAAACCCTGATTGATTATTGTTGTCAGCCTTGTCAGGTCTTCCACGCTTACACCATAGCTTCTGGTAGACCTCTCAAGTCTGGCGTACAGGGTGGCCGTTGCGTCCAGTCCTGAGCGTGTTTTTTGCGCGATATCAAAAACACGATTAGTTACATCGGCAAGGGTTTCGAACGGCGGAACTGAATCTCTCACAGCGTTAGAGAGTTTGTTACTCATATCCTGCCACGCCTGAGCGTAGGCTCCGACCTGTTGCACAGAGAGCGCGGCAAGCAAGCCTTTTGCAACCCCGGTGAGGCTCGACATGGTTCCTTCCATTGAGCTTATAGAGCGCTCCGTCCTGTTTACACTGGCCTCGAGCCGCCCCATGTTCCCACTAAGGTCATTTAGCATTGACTCTATTTCACGACTGCCAGCCGCTAACTGAGATGTATCAATGCCAACCTCATAGACAATGCCGCCAACTTCTTCTGCCATTATTTTGCTCCTTTGCTTTTAGCGGCCTTTCTGGCGGCTTTCTCTTTCAGTTTCTGTTTATTCAGCTTGACCCGTTCATAAGACGCATCATACTGCTCGCGCGTCATGCCTTCCGGTTCCGGGTATTTTGATTTTATCATCTGCTGATACTCGGTCATGGTCAGGTCTTCGGCTTCCTCACGGGTGATTCCGAAATGGGTGCGAGCTGAGATGATGTAATCCGACATTCTCAACTCACTGGTTGTACGCTTTTGGTTTTCCGAGCGCTGAGGAACCTTGAGTGGAGACTTGCCGATGATGCCATGCTCCATCAGGTTGCGAGCAATAATAATAATGTCATTTACTGGCATTCTTCCGGTGACGTACTTCACACCACGCGGAGTCGGCTTCCATGACCCAATGAGCACCGAGATATCATCATCGCAACAAGACTGCATGATGAGGCAGGCGGCGCTGAGCACTTTCTTACCATAGGCAGGACGTGACAGGATTTTTGCCACCTGAATCTGCGCGCCATACGGCATTGACTGAATGGCGCCGAGTATGGCCGCGTATTCATAGCCATTAAGCGTAGCGTACAGCTCGACAATCTCTTTCGGTGAGCCAAGCTCATTCATCGCCGCAAATGATGGTTTGAAGAAAAAAGACTTGTCAGCCAGGGAGATGCGCATCTCTCCGATTTCTGTTAGCGGTGTGCGTTGTCTCATGTCTAAATCCTGTTTTCACAATGACGTAATTATACCATTGACAGGGGGCGCAAAACTGACGTAGATTGAAAGCATAAGTTGATTGAGGGTTTGACATATGAACGAGACTGATGTTGATTTGAGATTTTACATCGACCTGTACGTTGATTGCGGGTTTACCTATGATGAGGCCGAGTTGATGGCGAAAAAATTACTTGCAATGGTAGGGGTGACATTCGATGAAAATAACTGATTGGTCAGATATTTTTTATTATTGTGATGGGGCTATTTACTGGAAGATAAGAACCTCAAACAGAGTGAAAATAGGAAGCGAGGTGAAGGCGGTAGGAGGTAATGGATATAAGATTGTTGGAATCTATGGCTTCAAGTATCTTGTTCATCGCATCATCTGGGAAATGCATAATGGGAAAATTCCTGACGGAATGCAGATTGATCATATAGACCACAATAAAACAAACAATAAGATAGATAACCTCAGGCTTGTCACTCCAAAAGAGAATAATCACAACATGAAGTTCAGGGTGACAAACAAATCAGGTGTTACTGGTGTTTCATGGGATAAGCAACATAAAAAATGGGCCTCAAACATAAAAGTTGATGGCGTAAAGATTCATCTTGGATTGTTTTCTGACTTAAATATGGCCGCTGAAGCAAGGAGAAAGGCGGAGGTTAAGTATAATTTTCATGAGAACCATGGTAAATGATGATGGATAACGAAAATCGCCATGCCTGCGAGCAGTATCTTGACGCGCTCGTTACCATTGAGTTAGCTGCGCGACTCGCAATGCTCGACCGCCGCCAGGTTAATCGCGCTATACGGTCGTGCTGGTCAGCAATAAGGCCGCGGATTGATAATAAATTAAACCGGCAGATATTCGATGGCATGGCTAATCAGTTTATGCCGCATGGCGCGCTGTGTATGTTGCGTCGACAACTTGATGCTGCAATCAGCGAGAATGGTGATGACCATCGACAATAATGATGCTGATACTATTTCAAAGTACATAAGAAGCAATCAACAATACAACGCCCCGGTCTTTGTTGATATTGAAAAACTTAGATTGATTCACATGGAGTTAGCGGTATCGCTCGCTAACTTGTCATTGTGGAGAATCCGCGTATCTTCATTGCTGAAAAAATAAACCCCCTTTCGGGGGTTTTCTTTATTAGGTCACGGTGACGACACACTTAGTAGAGTCAACGTAATCAGGACTGGTTGCCGAGTCCATCACGCGGCAGAAGTACGTACCAGCATCACCTGCGGCAGCAGTGTCCTTGGTGAACGTGTTGGTATTAGCACTGCTGATCGGCGTGGTGCCTTTATACCATTGGTAGGTATAAGGCTCTACACCGCCAGCCGCAACCACCGGACCGAGCGTCAGAGTGGTGCCAGTGGCAACGCTTTTTGTTGCGCTGATATCAGTAGTCAGCGTCAGGTCTTCGATGCTGGACACGTCAACGGTAGAGCCATCATACGGCTTGAGTTCAACAGAGCCGGTGATGATGTCGTTGGTGCCGCCATCGTAGCTCAGAGCGGTAATGTTGCAGTAAGCCACGACAACAGTATTACCGGTGGTCTGGCGAACCCACAGCGACGGCTGGCGACGCGCTTTTACTTCGGTGACAAAGTATTTGATGAGGTTGTGCACGCCATACTCATCAGCCTTGTCAGCCTTGCGAACTTCAAAATCACCGGAAATGGTGAGGTCTGCCGTAGTGACCAGCGTGGCGACAAAGCCATCGCCATCATCAGCCTCTGAAGTGGTGGTGCTTGGACTGAAGTCGACGCCTTTTGAGGTCATGGGAGCAAAAAACTTCCAGTCTTCCTCTGCTGGCACAGCATCCCAGCAGCCATCAGCCAGCTCAATGAGAGACTGGCGACCTGTGATGATGCCGTTATCATTTGCACAAATAGCCATGTTTAGAATCCTCTGTGTTTAGCTAAACAATCGCATTATATCATGTTGACAGGTTTTGATTGGTGGTGTAGATTCGAATCAACAACGCAACGCACCATTAGCTCAGCAGGATAGTAGCAACGGACTTCTAATCCGTAGGTCACTGGTTCGAATCCAGTATGGTGCACCAAACTCCCGTTTAGCTTAACTGGTTAAAGCACCCGACTCATAATCGGATGATTACAGGTTCGAATCCTGTCGCGGTAACCATTACTCACCAAAAACAACCCTCAGCAACAATTCATAAACCGGCCTCTGCTCTGTCGTAAGCGTAGGGCGACCAAGCGGCGCCTGCAACTGAATCATGCCAATACAACTATCAACTGGATGCTCTTTGATGTATGCGATGACATCAAGCGCCTTTGCTTTTGTCTCTTCGATGTTGTACTGACCCTGCTGGCCGACAACATAGAGCGAAAAATAGTAATCTCCGCCGAGTCCTTTACTTACGCTAGTGCCACCATTGGATTGCAGCACCATAAAGCGCTCGGTGCCAACTTCGGTATCGTTCCAGAACTCAAGCTGAGAAGTCCACCCATCATAAAGACCGGCATCGCTAAGGTACTGGTCGACAAGTTCAAGCATATCTCTCATTTTAGCGTCATCTCTTTTTTAATTACCTGATCGACAAGCTCGCGTGTATTTTCGCCAGCCTTGAGAAGGAATTTAGGCTCACCGCTCTTATCCCATACGTTGCCCTTTCCTTTGAGCCGCCCTGTGCGCGGCGTATTCGTACCCAGCAGCGTACCAGGTGCATTATGGACATACAGGGCGTAATTAGCAGCATATCCAATCTTTCCAGTTATGCGAGTGCCATTAACCTCAACGGTGTCATACTGGCTGTTTATCAGCGTTGATGTGGCTATTGGAGTCATGCTGGCTGCTTCAGTACGGATAATAAAGTTGGCGCTCTTTATGGCCCGCACAGCCTTTTCTCCAGTAATCTCGCCGACTATCTGCTGAGTGCGCTTAATCGCCTGCTGGATACCTCGCATTTTGGCGGCCATACATTACCCCGTTACCAGCGCAAAATCAGGAAGGTCGTTGCGATTTAGTGTGTTGCCGTAATTCACGACGTTTCTAATCTGGTCAGCTCCGGCGGCCAGCGGGTCAGCACTGGTAATGGTGCCAAGCATGATGAAGTCGCCAACAGATGCATCCTGATATTCCGTCCAGAATGTGTTTTTCTGTGCAATCTCATTGCCAGCAGTCCCGGTGGTCAGATTCTTATCGAAGCCATAATCACACATGATGGATTCTGGCGCAGCGAATGTCGGCTTGCCATACTTGTCCTTACCAGTAAGCCGCCAGATTGTGCATGGCTGCGTATAGCTCCATCTCGCTATTGCTGACATGGCGCGGCCTCAAGAGTATAAACCCAGCGCGGAACAGGAAGACGCAGCAATACCAGAATAACCAGCAACGGCATGCACCATTTACGGATTGCGATATTTACAGTTAATGTTAACGTTTTCATTTGCACTTACTCCCGGTAACAACTCGAAACCACGGCTTTGCACTTCCATCAGGCTCTTCCACAAGGTCGCCTGTGCAATCTGCCGTGTCGAGTAGTTTCATCTGATTGTAAAGGGCCATCCACGGCTTGCTGCCATAGCCAAATGATTGCGACGCGCCAGATGGAGCCCGGTGGCTGGTGATGTATCTCCCGGCTGTATTTGAGGCGATCAGGATAGATGCCCATAGCAGAATTGCATCCTGCCTGCATGTGTCTTCAGGGTAATTAAGCTCAAGGCACTCTGTGATGCTCGCCACCAGACACAGGATGCCCGTTGCGTCCGCCGTGGTGATAGTTACACCTCTTGACGCCATGGCGGCGACAAGTTCACTTGCTGTCGGTGCTGCCATTCTTTTTGCTCTCCCGAATCTTCCACCACATCTCAAAAAGGTTTTTTGCCACCAGTGACAGCGCGCCAAGTATAGAGGCTACCGCTGCCCACTCGGTAATCGAATGGGGGATCATTGAGGCAATGTATGATTGTGCGACCGGCGCCTGCTCTGCCACCTTCAGGCCAAGACCTGTACCGATGGATGTGTAACCAGCTTTGTCGATTACCTGGCCGACAGTGCCACTAATTATCTGGTTTGCGGCGTGCTGAAGCGCGTCTCTCATTAATTATTCTCCGAATGATGAACTTCCAGCATCTGTACACCTGAACCAGCGAAAACGCCATGACGATAACGCCGATTGCTATATCCAATTTCGCCGCCTTACGTTTTTCGGGACGGAACAGCGCGGGGTGAGTGTTGTTGGTTTAATTTTATCATAAAGTGTTGACGTAGATTGAGGGTGTCGCTATAGTGATGACGTAGAAACAACAATAAATGTTAGAGGTGATGAAGATGAATGAATTCAAAGGTACGCCGGGGCCGTGGAGACTTCGCAATAGACTTACATCAATAGATGTTGATGCCCCGGCAGAGGGCCCGTACGACACGATAGAAGATATTCAGAACATCCATGATGCACGGCTCATTGCCGCCGCGCCTGAATTGCTGGAAGCGTTGCTGGATTTGGAAGCTCGCGCATGTGTCTATGTTAACACCTCGAAAGCTAAAGATGCCATCACCAAAGCACTCGGAGAACCCCAATGATCCGCCACGAAATCCGCAAGGAAGACCAGAAAGGATGGCTCAAATTCAAGATTCAACTGGCGGTTATAGTTATTAGTGTTGCCGTGATTAGTTTTTATTGCTTATCAAAGTGAGGAAAAGATGACATCTCTCGGAAAAATTTACTCAGACAAAGAAACTCGCGGCGGAATCGTGGTCAACAAAGGTTATCAGGTTCCTGTCGACCAGCTTTACCTTGAGCCGGGGTACAACATCCGCGAAGCCGATGAGCAGCACGTTGAATACTTCGCGCAGTGCTGGGAATCAGGCCAGCCAATCCCGGCGTTAACTGTTATTCCTGATGCCGACGGAAAGCGCATCAAGATTCTTGACGGCCAACACCGTTATCTTGGCGCATTGCGTGCCATTGAGCGCGGAGTGCCAATTGCGCGCATTGAGTGCAAAGACTTCACCGGTGATGAAGCGGATAAAATCGCCTTCATGGTGTCATCCAGTCAGGGTAAGCAGCTTGACCCGCTTGAGCGTGCAAAGGCTTATGTACGCCTCAAAGGGTTCGGGTGGACAAATGAAGAAATCGCCAAGAAGGTCGGTCGCTCAGTTTCTGATGTACAGATGCACCTGTCACTTGGTGATGTACCTGATGCCATCAAGCAGCACATCAATGCAGGACAAATCAGCTATGCCAACGCCGTTGCAGTCGCACGTGAGCATGGCGATGATGCCGTCAACGTTATTGATGCTGCCGTTGAGGAAGCTAAAGCGCAGGGCAAGGATAAGGTGACGGCTAAAACGCTCAAAGCCAAAAAAGTTAAGCCGATTGACCGCCTGATTCAGTTGCTGAAAGAAGCAGATCATATGGTTGTCGCTGAGGGTCATGTCGTGCAGGAAACAGAAGAATTTTTGCGCCTTCCCTCTGCTGAGCTGAGTGAAGTGCTGGCGATTCTGGAGAAGCTGTGATGACACCAATAGAGAAAATATGTTGCCCACGACACGGTGGTAGTGGAACGAAATCAACGTGCCCATACTGTAAATAGGTTGGAAAATGAACCAAGAACAATTCATAGAGAAAAACCTGCGTGAAAAACTGCCAGGCATCGATAACGCGGCCATAGAGGCCGCAATTACCCACTACAGGCGCAACCAGAGTGAAAAGAAGGGCAAGATTTTCGATGAATGCCTGAAGGTTGCAAAACAACACATGATAAAGGTGAAGTGATGAAATTAAAAATCAGCAAGTTACTTCTTGAAGGTGCTTTGATGTTCCAGGCCAAACAGGATGTGCGTTACTACCTTAATGGCATTTGCTTTATGCCTGATGGTCGAGTTGCCGCTACTGACGGACACCGCGCCATGATTGCCAGTAAGCACGAAAACAAAATAAAAAGTAACGTCATCGTGTCAGTAAGCAAGTCGCCAACTAAGCGTTACTCCTATGCGTTACTGGACACTGAAACAAACATTGTAACCTACCATGACGAACATGAGGCGATGGTTGGTGCGGGCATTTGTTCTGAAATTGATGGCAATTACCCCGATATTGATCGCGTCATCCCGAAGCAGACTGCGCCAGCAGAACAGATTGGCTTTAATGCCAAATATCTGGCAGATGTTGAGAAGCTGGCTAAGCTGTTTAGCCCGAAATATGAAAGCGTGCGCTTTGAACTGAATGGCAACACCAGCGCCGCAGTCGCAAACATCAGTGCGCCTACTGGCGAGACTGCAAAAGTTATCGTTATGCCAATGCGCATTTAGCAAACAAAGCCCCTTCCGGTGCTTTTCTTTTATCACGGAAGATAAGCATCATCCTCGAACCACGAAACGTAAGCATTGATATTTTGCGCCGCAGTATCCAGGGATGTGATGCGCAACAGATATGTAGTATTAGGCGCCATGATGACCTGTTCACCAAGTTTTGCCTGCGAATTACCCTGCCCCTGATTCGATGCGTTCCCTTCACTATACGTCGCGGCTACCGTCAGCTGCCCAATACTTGTAATCGTAGAGCCAGTCAGAAGCTGCGCTGTTTCAGTATGCGGCGCGATGTCATTTGGGTTATTAATCTCCGCAGCGGTGCCGCCAGTGGCTACGGCTCCACGGTAGATTGACGCCACGACACCTTTTCCGGTGTATCCGATAATACGCTGGTTAAACACAACCTGTTTTGAACCGGTAATAAAAATACTGTCAAGGTTAGCCCCGCCAGCAACATCAGTCACGCGACGCGATGCGGTGAATAGCTTTCCTTGCTTATTGGCAAGCTCCGAGTAGGACTGCGCGACAACCTGGCTTGATGGCACTGATGTATCGGCTCGCCACACCAGGACTTTCAGGGATGCAACGCCAGCAGGAAGCTGTGACTTGATCACCTTCAGTCGCAATGCCACGCCATAATAATTATTATTGTTGACGTCAATCCAGAAGTCACCAGATGCAAACGGCGATACCATTACGGAGACAGAGCCGCTTGTTAATGGCTCATAGCCGCCGGAAGAGTTTAATGGCACAATCTGTACCTGCAATGCAGTCCAGTCTGCTGACATGGTTTCGCTAAGCAAAACCTCTCCGTCAGCCGGAGTTGTGTTTATTTCGTACCTGACAGCCATGATAACCCCCAATAAAAAACCCGCTTGTTTGCGGGTTTATTTTACTTGGTTTTCTTCGCCTTTGGCTGCGATTCTTGCGGAGTTGCAACTTCCAGAATTTTCTCACTAACCGGGCGAAGTTTTGACTCAATGTGCGGAGTGGATTCGTCAATGACATCGCCAATAGCAAGCTCGCGCAGACGACCGTCTTTATCCTTGACGAAGATTCCGCTGGCGATTACTTCATATTTAGCCATGATAACCTCTGATAGTTAAAAGGGGCTTTCGCCCCTTTATTTTTACAGCGCGGTTTGCGTGCCGTAGCCGTTGAAAACTTTGCTCCGACCATTGAAATCCTTACGGATTTGCAGACCCATAGCAGCCCAGGTCAGGAAGTTAAAGTTAGCGTGAGGCGTGGTACGCGGCTCTGCATAGGTGGATACCGGCTGAGCGACGCGAGGGCGAATATACAGCGCGTTCTTCACGTAGCCGACGAAATGGTTCCCGGTCAGCTTGAAGTTAGTGCCGATAGAAGCGATGCGTCCAACGTTGCCGGCTTTGCCGAATGCGAGGATGTAATCCTCAATGGTGCCGCCTTTGAAGCCTGCCGCGTTGGAGTACGGGCGACTGAAGGATCGGCGAACAGATGGAGAAACCCACAGAGTAACCGGCTCGAACACGTTCTGTGCATCCAGAACCGCCTGGAAATCCTGGTTGAAGAACTTAACGATTTCATCAGGAGTTGCAGTTTGCAGGTCGATGTTCAGCACACCAGTGCCGGAAGCGCTCAGGTTGAGCTGCACGGTGTTCGGGTGGTTGGTGATACCGTAAGCAGTATAAACGCCGTTTACGTTCAGGCTTGCATCGCCGACCAGCAGATAATCAGCCATGTCTGCGCGCAGGTTGAAGGTGGTGCTCTCCTGGTCATCAATCAGCGGGTCGAAACCTTCAGACTGCATACCCAGCAGCTCGCGCCACTCGCGGCCATAACCGGTTTTGAAGATCGGGATTACATCGCCGCTGTAGGAGTAGCGGGTTTTATCCATGTCTTCAGGCTCCTGCCCGGAGATGGTGCGCACAACCTTACCAGCATCGGAAGCCATGCGGCTGATTGCCACGGTCTTACCGATGTTGATGTTGGTCGCCAGCGTCATCAGGTCGGCCATCATGTCCATGCCGGACTCGTTGCGGAATACACGGGTGGTCACGTCATCCACTTCGCGCCAGTAGTCTTTCGTTACCAGTGCGGTGGCATTCACGCCGTATTCTTTCGCCAGAGCGTTTTCACCATTGATGAAAACCTTGCGGTCAACAGTCAGGTGGTGCCATTGCTCTTTGACCACCTGCGAGTTGGTGATTAAGCCTTTCGTAAAGATAATCTTTTCCATTGTTCGGCTCCTTACGCCGCAGGAATTGCAGCATTGCCAGCACGACGAACTGCAACGAGTTCAGCGCCATCAGATGCTACGGTGTAGGCTTCATACGCATAAAACAGGATATTTTCTCCTGCTCCTGCAACCTTTAACGCGCCGGAGCCATCGCTTGCCAGCGGAGTACCTTTTACCAGCGCGGAGGATGCCGCAACCAGAGCGTGATACGTTACGCCAAATTCGCACTGTACTGCCATGCCGGTAGCATTCGCCGGTACAGCTTCGCTCACGTCGCCGCCGCCAACATAGTTGTGTTGCAGAACGTAAGGGAAACCATGACCGCCAGCAGTCGCATGCGCGATGATTTTGTCAGAGGAGTCGAAATCGACCAGCGCGCCCGGTTGCAGGGCGGTGTTCATCAGGCCTTCGCGCAACTGCGGGTCATTTTTGCGGGCCGGGCCGCCGATGATGGTGCCATAACGGATAGTAGCCATTATTCAGGTGCCTCCATATCAAAATCTTCTTCGGCACGGTTCGGCTGGAACCCGCCGGAAATCGGAGCCGCTTTACTGGTGAGCGCATAGGTTTCACGCAGTGCTTCGCCAGTCAGCGCATTAACAGCAGATTCCGGCAACTTCAGCTCAGCCATAATGGCGGCGCGCATTGCGGTTTCTTCCTGCGCAGCATTGGCTTGCAGCTGGTCGCGCAGAGTTTTGTTTTGCGCCTCCACATCGGCCAGTTTCTGGTTGACTGCGGTCAACGATTCCTGAACCGGTTTGAGGGCATCGGCTAATACAGCCTGTAATTCCTCGTTAGTCATTGAGATTTCCCCTTGAGTTGTTTTTACCGGTTCAAGCTCTGTCTTATAAACAGCCTTAACCCGTTCACCGACTAATTCTACCATATCCTCGCGGACGATGTAGGACTGCATATAAATGGTGCCGTCAATCTCAACGCCGAAGTAATTATCATAAACAGCGACGATATAAGGCCATACATCAGCCTGAGTCTCGGCCTTGATGATATTGCGGAGCTGCTCGGTAATATCGGTGAATGACAGTTGATTGCCAGTCAGGCGATTGATGGCGCGCTGCCACCATTTGATTTTGTTTGCACTTTCGTCGGTCATTGCCGATTCCTCAAGATTAACCACAACACGCTCAATGTCTTCGCCGTTAGCAGCAAAGATACCAACACCATCAGCAGGGCCGCCAGCACCGGGAATGCCAGGCGGAAGAATGGCGAGGTGGTCCCACTCCATATTTCTGGCAATCCAGGAATATTTTTTACCCTTGGAGGTTCCAGACGCCTGCTCGCGGTTAAGTAGCAATCCGGTAGACACCTGAACAGGTTCGGCATCGGCGCCGTTAACTTTGAGTCCATCAATACGCGACAGCAATTCTCTGCCTTTATCAGAGCGCTCAGCTACCACCTTATTAATATAAAGGTCTACCAGCGCCTTGCTGCCGTCATGAGATGAGTTCTCAATCCATGCACCAACGCTGAACTGATTGGCGGCTCGCGTCATATTGGCTGACACATATTTGCCGTCAATCTTCGGGTGGTCATATGGCGCTGGCTTCCCGTCAAGCCCATGGAATGATTTTTTAATCTCATCGCCAGGGTACAGGCCGCCGTTCATGACAATATCATCCACCACCGGAACAACATTCTTGATGACATAATGCGGGTCGCCATCAATGATTTTTTCACTGATGTTGCTGGCTGAGTTGATGGTGTACAGGATGTTAACCTGTAATTTATTATTCATGTGCTTAAATGCCTCCACCTCAGCAAGGCGCTTTTTCGCCGCCTCTTCGGTGTCGTACTCGCCAAACTGGTGCGAGCCATCCTTAGATTTAACGACCCACTTGTCGCCAATTTTGACAATCATGACCTTTCTCCGCGCTTACTTTATGCCCGGATTATAACACACCATGAATATGCACCACGAAACGGACGCAAGAAGGTAAAGCGGAGACGCGGTAAAAGCAAAAAGAGTAGCAAAGAATGATATCAGTATGATTGGCATGGCTGCTACCTCCTGAGTGCAAGGTAACAGCCAATGATGAAGATTTATTGAGGACTATTCTTATTTAGCATTCCGCAGTTAATTTTTGCGCGGTTTACTGCATCCATGAATTTCCCGACGGGCATCGTCTTGCGGATTTCAGCCAGAATGGCGCCATGCAACATCCTTTCTTCACCGTAGTAGAGCTTATCAAGGCGAGTGCGAACCAGCGCGCGGGTGCGCTTCATATGGTCACGCGCTTTCATGGCCTTCTCTTTCCATACCCTGCCTGCATCATGATTCCCGGAGAGCTGGCGCTCGATAGCTTCGATTTCAAAGGCAAGCATCATATCCCATGAGTCAAGCTCGCTAATTGTTGCTTCCATGATTTCGTTAAGTTGTAGTTTCATTTACGACTCCACATCCAAATGTTTGACTTCGCCATCTTTGTATAACCTCCAGGGGATGCAAACGATGCATCCACCAATATTCATTTCAATGGAGTGCTCACCCTCTCTGAATGAATCTGCATGCCACTGGCTAACTGTGTCGTCGTGCCATGTAATTTTAATTAATGCGCTTTTTGGTTTGCTCACATTCACCTCCTCCACTATCCACCCCATCTCTCTGCGATTATTGGCTGTGCGTTCAAAACTGGTGACAAACAGCACGGTTCCTGATTTATGCTTTACCGCCCACATGACTGGCGCGCCCCAGCAAGCAACTTTTCAAACATCATCCTGTCACGGCTCATGCCAAACGGGATGACCTCCTGCCAGTAATATTTCCATGCGCCGCCGGGAAGCATTTCACGATCAACCTGACCAATGCTTGCCAGATAGCGCATGCGTGCCTTGAGGATGGTGTAATTGACGCCTACAGCCTCTGCTATCTGCTTGCTCTTGCGTCCCGGATTCGCCTCAAGATACGTCTGAATTGCCAGATCAAGCGCAGTATTGTCGGGATTGAGGAAATACTTAAAGCAGCGCCTGCCATAGCTGACGCTTTCCTCTTTAATAATAAATCCCATGCCCTCCAGCTCAATCAGATAGCCTGTAACGCTGGCTCGGTTTGTCATGCCAGTCTGCTTGCGTATCATGGCGTTTGTTGCACCACCGCAGCGCTCTATCACCGTGAGTATTTGCGTTTTAAAGTCCATTTTCGCGCTCCAGTGCATCTTGTTTGTAGTCGTCAGCGGTGTAGAGGTGGCCGTTGCGGGTGTTCCATCTTTCAACCATGAGTTTGGGATTTCTGAAACCATCCGTGCGGCAATAACAATCACTACATTCAATGTATTGCCAGCCATCTTCATCAGTGGCAACACCAACGCTAATTTCATTGCAAAATGGACACTCCAGCAGCCCATTATCATTCATCATTGGTTTCATTTCGCCACCCATTCACCAATATTGCTGAAATGCGGGCGCCCCTCGCGCCATTCGATAATTTCGCGGTTAACCTGCCGTTGCATGCGGTTGCGAACCTCGCGCAATTCGCTTTCAACCCATGATCGAGTACGGTCGATTTCTTCCAGCTTGTTCAGCAATTCTTTTTCGTACACCTGATCAGTAGTCATTTTTTCTCTCCATCAGCACTTTATAGTGAACGCCATAATATTTGAGCACCTGACTATGGTTGTGCAGATACCCGTCATCATCTTCAATCGGTAGTCTTACCACGACGTAAAACGCCCGGTAGAGTTCTGTCCATCCATGACAACATTTGCGCTTCCTCGGCTTCATGGGCGGCCTCCATAGCAGCGAGGTCAATGCGCTGCTCGATAGATTTAATGATTGACTCTGGCACATTAAGCATTTGCAGAGTCTCCCGGCAATCGCGCTTATGAACTTCTGTCACCTCCTGCCACTTCTTCATTCCACACCACCTCTCGCAACTATGATACAATCTACAACACCTAGTATTGACTAATTGACGTAGATTAGTCAAGATGATTTCACAGGAGAGCGACAATGGCGAGACAACGCAAAGAACCACTGGAAGTACTGACTGAGATTATCGCTAAGCGCCAGCCGTTAAGCCTGCGAGATGTCAGATATTACGCGCACTGCTATGTAGCAATGCGGGAATGGAGCGCTGAAGAAATGTATGCGTTTGTGCGTGAACACTTCAGCGTGGATGAGAAAAAAAAAGTTACATTGAGGGTGGAGTGATGATTATAGACAGCACTATTTTTGATTCATGCTGGAAGGATGATAAGAATTTCTTTTATCAATTTGATACATCCGACTGCTCATTAACGTTAGTGTGGGAGTGGGTAGCGAATGGCAACAAATACAGATACGGAAGAATGATTAGCAGGATTCAGATGGAGCAACTGAGTGATTTAGCGTTTTTCATTAAAGAAATTGCAGACGAGAGCAACTGGCGATAAGTGTATGCAAGCACCATAAAAGATCGGAGGTGAAGTGATGATGAAGTTCATAGTCCTTGATAATAGTGGAGTGAGTGCTATGACCGACAAGGAAAAGCATGGCGTCAGCTTCCGGGTGTTCAACAACCGCATCGACGCATGGGCGCATCTGATTGAGTGTGACAATGGTCCTGATGCTCGCGTTGCTCAGATTGAAATTAAAATAATTGAAGAGAGTGGGGTGAATGAGTGATGAAATACAAATACCTGAAGGGAAGTGCTGATTATTTTAATGGTCATGAAGATGCCGTTCTTGTTGTGAAATCAGCAACCAGTGGCAAAATATACTATCTCAGCGCGGATTATGCAGGTCGAGATAAGGATATCGAAAAGGCTGGCGATATTGTTGTCGCGCATCGTGAGCCAGTAACTGATGATGACTTGAATGGGCGCACCAGCTCCACAGAAGCCCTCATCACCGAGCGCGGCAGCCGCTATGGCAAATTCAAAGACGGCGCCGATATCATGCAGTCACTGAAAGACACCATGCGCGACGTTGACGGATGGAATAACCTGACGGCGAGCCAGAAGGAGGCGCTCGACATGATTCAGCATAAAATCGGTCGAATCCTGAATGGCGACCCGACATATGACGATAGCTGGAAAGACATTGCTGGCTATGCAACATTAATTGTTAATGAACTGAATGGGGAGGTAAAGTGATGCCAATACAAAACCCCGTGCCACGCATCGAAATTGACACGGTGGAGTTCCACGAACCTGCCCGGCGCGATTATCACACTCCGAGGTTTGAAGAACCAGCAGCATACATCATCACCAGCAATCGTGGGCGCCGATATCTGGCGTTCGCTGGTAGTGTTGAGCATCAGAATGCTAAGTTATTTAATTACTCAATGAGGCCTCTGTATGAGTAATAAAGTATCACCGTGCTTATCCGATTTCATGGAGTATCTGAGCTACAATCCAGATAGTGGGCTTTTCACATGGATAAAAAGACCATCAAACAGAGTAAAGGTGGGTGATCTTGCTGGAAGCTATCACCCCAAGGGATACCTAAGCATATCCCTAAAAAACAATGCCGTATTGTCACATAGATTGGCGTGGGCAATGTTTACTGGCTCATGGCCATCTGATGAAATAGATCATGTTAATGGGGTCAGGGATGACAATAGAATCGCAAATTTAAGGGAGGCGACAAGGTCTCAAAACATGCATAACACAAAGAGATATTGCGTCAATACATCAGGGGTAAAGGGAGTAAGTTGGTATAAGAAATATGGCAAATGGATGGCCAGATTACATACTGATGGAGCCGTCAAGTTCCTTGGTTATTTTGACCGCATTGAAGATGCAGAGAGAGCCGTTATGGCAGCAAGGATTGAGAATCACAAGGAGTTTTCGAGAATGTAAAATAAAGCCCCTTACGGGGCTTTTTTATTGCGTAAAGAGTTGTACTGGGCCTGACAAGTCAATCCTGCCTCTCTTGCTGAGTCAGCATATTCTGCCAGTTGTCTGTTTCTTTCGACAGATTTGCTGAGCACGTCGGCAAGCAAAACTCCGGTGTTTGAGGCTGGATTGCCAATGGACTCAGTGCGGGAATAATCGACGAGCTGCTTTCTGATTGTGGCGAGCTGTTGCTGCAACCTGCCAGACTTAACAGCAGCAGCGGAAGCATCAGCACGCGCGGCATCAATGCGGCCTTGCGCTTCTTGCTCGATGGTCTTTTTGTCTTGCTCATGTTGTTCGCTTGCCTCTTTGTCTTTGACCTTCTGCGCCTCTACGGCGGCCAGATATCCAGAGTTATACTTCTCCGTTCCGTAATTGACCCACTTCCCGTAGATAATCAGCGCCAGAAGTGTGACGCCGATGATAGCAGCAATAACTTTCCAGTTAGCCCTGAGGATTTGCAGAATCATTTTTCAGCGCCTTAATCTCTTTCTTCATGCCGTGCATTTTCCCAAACAGCGAGGCAAGAAGGATGCTGTAGCTGATCGCCTTGACCGCAATCGGCGGAATGGCAGACTTTAAGTCTTCAGGCATGAAAGCCCACACATGAACCATAGCATCAGGCCACAGCTGAATCAGCGAGCAGAATGACGCCCAAATGCCGATAAGCCAGTTGCTTAGGCGCTTCATGACATGTAGACCTGACGTTCAGCGGCGCGGCGCTTGGTGAGTCCGTTCATGACCTTGCCATTAGCACGATTCCACACCCGGAACTGGTCGGCGGCGCAGGTGTAGCAGCGGGCGTTATGCTTTTTCAGCAGAGTTGATTTGCCAAAGTTACCAAGCCCGATGTTATAGGCCAGCGACACCATTGCATCAAACTGGCCCTGAGTTGTTGGGGCGGTGATGAGTGACGAGACGCCGCTTTCAAATTTCGCTACGTCGTCACGCAGCATCTTTTCCGCTTGCTGTGCGGTGATAACCATGCCTGGCTTAACGCCTTTGGTTGTACCGTAACCGATAGTCCACGGCGCTCCGCCAGTGGCTGGGTCTGGATATGCCTTCGAGCTGTAACCCTCGAATTGTTTAATTAAATCAATGCCACGCTGCGATAGTTTCATTTTTACCTCCGGTGATGCAGATTATTTTATCACAATAGTCTTGACGTAGATTGAATCGTAAGCGATGATGTAGTTACACAAACACAGGAGAGTAAAAAATGAAAAAATTAATCGCAGCAGCAGTATTCGCAATGGCTTCATTTGGTGCGTCGGCTGGCGAGTTTTGCAATGCAGTTGGTGAGTTCGGTGAAGCGGCAGCAGAAGCCCGTGATGCTGGCGTATCAAAGCAGCTCGCGCTGATGGTTTCTTCTGGAGGCCAGTATAGCGCTGAATTTAACCAACTCAGCAAGGCCATCGTTGATGGGGCATACAAAATGACAGACAAGACACCGAAAGAAGTTGCCGCTGTCGCCCGTGAAGTCTGCCTGTCAACGATGGGCGACAAATAATGTGCCCGCGCCTGATGTTTAAGGCCCGCAATCGCTACGTTAAGCTGTTGATGCGCGGCATGGATGAGCATGCAGCATGGCTGAATGTGATGGGTGAACTGAAGAGCATTTATAACGGAGATAAGAAATGAAAACGATTGATTTGTTGGTTCAGGCGTTACCGGCGATTGGTGGTTGGCCTGAAAAGGTTACGCATATCGGACAGGATTACGACCGTGAACTTATGTTTTACGGTCGAGGAAATGTTAGGTCTGGAATCTTCCTTGATCAACTTGCTGCTGACCATCGCAAGCATGGTAAGAGCGGCACGAAAATCACCCGCGAACAGTACGAAGCCGCGCTGGCTGCCAAGGATGACGGATGGATTGAGTGGGGTGGTGGGGATTGCCCGGTAAGTGGTGACACGGTTGTTGAAGTCAAATACCGCAATCCGCTTCCTGGCCATATCAATAATAGACAAGCTTGCTATTTTCCATGGAGCCACGAAGACGACGACGGCGACATCATCGCCTACCGCATGCACCATCCGCAGAAAGCAGAGCAGGCCAAAGCTGATGACGAAGCTGACCTGAATGAGTGCATCGGCCAGGATGCTGCGCCGGTTTGGAATGGAGAAGGCGTGACACCTCCAGTTGGTTGCGTGTGCGAACGCTCATGGGCTGGCGATGAATGGCAGTCATGCAAAATACTCTTCGCAAGCGGTCAAATTGTTGTAGTTAAGTTGAAAGAAAGCGGCAGGGAGGATGCCTATAACATTGGCGACGTCGCATTCCGCCCTACCCGCCCCATCCGCTCAGAAGCCGATCGGAAGCGAGATGAGGCGGTGAAAGCAATTATGTTAACAGGATGGTGTCAGGCTGCTGCCGAGGAAATTTACGACCTCGTTGCCACTGGGAAAGTGCCTGGAATGAAGTTGGAGGATTAATTATTATCATCTGCGTAGCGTGCAAGCACGAACATCACAACCGAGACAGGATTGAAAAGCCAGGCATTCGATTACGATGTGCCCAAAGTGCGGTTGCGGCGGGTTCATTAAAAAGCGTTAATATAAGCCGCCATCAGGCGGCTTTCCTGTGTGCGCCTTGCCATGCCTCACGCTGCTTATCGAGTCTTTCCTGCGTCTTCTCAAGTATCACAGGCTTGCCATCCATTACCAACGCTGGAGTCTGTGCGCAGTGGCAGTTACGGCGGTTTGCGCCCTCGCTGTAGAACTCATCGATCTCTTCAGGCGTGTAATACTTCCCATGACGCGCGGCATGAGTGACGCGGGTGGTCTTCATCAGCGCCGACTGCCAGAGCATAATGGTATCCATACCCAGCGTGACCTGCGCCACCTTCACCTCGCGCCTGTTTGCCTCGCGTAGGGTGTTTGTGATTTCAGTCTGAGCGATTGACCGTGCGTAGCTCCTTGATACGTCCATGCGATTAACGATGTTTTGCTCAACCACTCCAGGAGCGTCGCCATTTGCAATACCAGCAGTGATGATTTCCGCCACCTGCCGCCGCGTGTAATC